AAAAGCTGGCTGGCCTTTGCGGTGGCTAAGCATTGTCGCTCTTTTGGCAAAGTCATTTACCTGGACTTTGACAACCCGCTAAACGTACTGAAAGACCGTGGCGTATCGGAAAAGCTAATCGCTTTATCAGGTATTTATTATGTTCAGCGTTCCAAAACAACCATGACAGCACCCGAGATGCTGGACGCGTTAGACGAAAAAGCTAGCGGTACTGCCTATGCAAACACCCTTGTGGTGGTGGACAGCTTGCGTAATTTTGGTGATGTAATGAATGACGCCAAAGCTATGCAGATCATGAACAAGTTTATGAACCTGCGTGAAGCCGGTGCAACAGTGCTGCTGCTGTCGCATGCCAATAAAGACGGCAAAAACTATCAGGGTAGCAACAATATTAGAAATTCAGTAGACAACATGTACCGGCTTGCCAGAGCAGATGCACCGGAGGGGCAGATCAGCTTTGTGCTAACGCCAACCAAAGAGCGCGCCAGCATAGAAGAGTGCGCCTTTGCGGTGGATTGTGGCAGCCTGAGCCTGCAGGGAATCAACCTGGAAACGGCCCGCTTAAATGCGGACGAGCTGGACTTTGTAACACGCGCTAAAGCTATAGTCGCCGCTCAACCTGGTATCAATAAAAAAGAGCTACTGCAGGAACTGGGCTATGAGCAAGATGACAAAACAGCCAGAAACAGGCTGGACGAATTCGAAGGGATCCACTGGAAATCCAGTAAAGTTAAAGGCATTTACACCTATCAGGTGGTTTCAGATCCAAGTCTTACCAGCGTTACAAGCCCTTTGCAGTAAGCCAGTTGTAAGACTTGTAGCACTTGTGAATAAGCCCTCTCTGGTCGGAGGGCTTTTTTACATCTGATAAATAGTCTAAATTACCTGAATAACTAATAGGGACATTTGGTGATGATTAAGAGACTGATTTGGGTTGTATCTATAGCTTTGACCGCTTGCGGACAACCACCCTCAACTGAACCCTCGATAGCCGGTGCTTATGAAGAATGTAAGGCAATGGCTCTTCAGGTCTTAAAAGCGCCTGCAACTGCAGAGTTTGCATCGCTTGATGACATTGAGGCTGTTGGTATGGATATATCTGCTCCAGATGGCCCGACAAAAAAGGAATTTAAGATCCTTGGATATGTGGACGCTCAGAACAGTTTTGGTGCAAAACTCAGAAATCAGTTTAGCTGCAATATTACTGGATGGTCAGGTAATGTCTGGGTAATTGACAGCTTCAAAATTTTGGATTGATTTTGTATACGTGGTAAATATTTATTCTTGGAGAACTGTAGCAATGACATTAGGCTTTGGTGGTTAAGTGATAGATCAAATATTCGTTAAATTAGGTGATTTATTGGTGAGAAGAACAAAGATAAAATTGCCTACATTTGTGATTAGAATTGCTTTTTTATTAATTTTTTCTGGTGTTCTTTTTTCAGCAGTAATTTATTTTACAAACGTTGGATTGTGCTCATTAAATGAACCCGTCCCGAACGCTTTTATGGACAGTTTTCGATGGGCTTGTATTTCTAAAGATCCTGATTTCTGGAAGCAGTTAGGAACTTTCTTTAGTGTATTTATTAATCCGTTAGTTGGTTTAGTCACCGTCTGTTTATTGGCATTGTCTTACCAGCAAAATCAGAAGGTGTTAAATGAATCAAGAAATGATTACGCTATCGACATATCTGAAAGACGTTTTTTGCGGTCTGCTGAGGCTTTGGGGGGGATTGCCCACAAAACGTTTCAATTTCAAATGGTAGGCACATCTTATGGCACTACGGATCTAATTAGTGCCAGCGATACATATATTAAATACTACGGAGTAAGTCAGGCTGCAAACCCCGCAGATAAGGAAATCTTAGAATTTAAAAAACGGGTAGTTAATGTCGTTGCTTTGCTAAGCGTTCTTCACCACCTTTACAGTAGGCATGACGATAAGGAATTAAAGTTCATGTTTGCAGGTTATTTACTTTCTGAAACCTCTCCAAACTTCATAGCATCTTTGGCTCTTTGGATAATGGATATAGACAAAAGTGCTGGAGACTTCGATCAAAGAATGCTCATAGCTTCTACCTTGAACGCTTGCTTGAAGACCTCAGGCCTTACTGAATTGATCGATCTAGTCGAAAAAAAGATGTCTACTAAAATTAGCAAAACCCTTTAATCCGTACCTAAATCAAATGCTCGCTAATCTGTGGTTAACACAAGTTAACCCGGATTGGCGAGATGTCAGAAGCCCTTCGTCTACACCTTAAAACCCATAGTTTTTCCCACGGCACCTTTGGTGAATTATTCAACGCAACCACTGGGGAACGTATTTGCGTCACTGTCGAATGTCCTTGGCTTAATAACGCGCCAGGCAAAAGCTGCTTACCTGCTGGCGACTATATTGTCGAAGCACATGTAAGCCCTCGCTTTGGCCCATGCCTGATCATCACAGCCCCAACTCTTGGCGTCACCAAAGAAGGTCCGTCCCTTCGCACTCATTGCCTATTTCATTCAGCCAACCTATCCAGCCAATTACAAGGTTGCGTTGCGCCAGGTAAAGCCTTTGGTGTGGTCAGTAATGAATGGGCTGTGCTGGATTCAAAAGGCGCTCTACAGAAGCTGCTGGTTATGGTCGGCAACGACAAAGTGCCATTGCGTATAGAGCGAAACTAACTATGGGGAAAAACTGGGACTGGAGCCGCAAGCAAGGCAAAGAAAAGCGCCTTGAGGCTGAGAAGCTATCGCATGAAAACGGTGCACAAGTTCCGGAAAAACCACCTCTGCATAGCCTTGATGGAACCATGCAGGACTTATTCGAAAAAGGCTGGTTCGGCGTTACCCCTGTCGAAATCCAGCGCCATATCAAACCACCCGCACCACTTGGTTCCGTGCTCACAGAGAACAAGCGGCTACGGGACTTATTAGGAATTTAACCATGTCCATAGCCATTGCTACAGGCATTGCCTCTTTAGCCGTCGAATACGGTCCAAGCGTGATCCGAAGTATCAGCAGCTTGTTTGGTGGCAACAAAACCGCCGACAAGGTAGCCGACATTGTGGAAAGCGTGGGCCAGCTCACTCTGAAACCGCAAGACAAAGTAGCCGCCGTAGCGCAGCAAATTGCAGCCTTACCGCCAGAAATCTTGCTGGGGCTTGAGCAATTAAAAGTTGAGCTGGAGCGAGAGCAGACCCGTCGCCAGGAGTTGGATAACCAGCGCTACAGCGCACAGCTCAACGACCAGCAAGCCAGCCATGCGGAAACCCAAGAAACCATCCGTGGTGGTGATGGTGCAACAGATGAATATGTCCGTCGTACTCGCCCTTTAATGGCTCGCCAATCTTTCTATGCAGGCACCGCTTACGTGTTGCTTATGGCTGTAATGGAAGCCTTCGGTAAAGGCGTTGGCCCTGATTGGTACATCGCTATGACCATTTACACCCCAGCGCTGGGTTACATGGGTTTGCGCACTATTGATGGCTTTGCGCCATTCGGAAAATCAAGCAAGGACAAGCCAACAAAACCATGAGCGATTTATTAGACAGAGCCAGTGAGCTAGAACAGCGGCACCGCGAAGACGGTGTGAAAGCTGTATTAACTAAAGCCAAAGAAGCACAGGACATCGACGCTGACGGCAACCACTGCTGCGTGGACTGTGGCGAAAAAATCCCAGCACAACGCCTTATCGCTTTACCCCATGCGGTGTGCTGCATCGACTGCCAGAGCATCCGTGAATATGAAAGGAAAAAACTGTGTTCGAAGATATGAATTACTCCGGCGCTAAGTTTTGGCTGGACGCTGGCCAGCTTTTATTCACAACCATCATTGGCCTCTATGTCTGGTTCAGCAAAGGCCCGAAAGAAAACAAAAAGGATTTGGACGCCTTAAAAGTTCAAGTGGATGAACAGCAATCCCAGATAGAAAAAATTGAGCTGAAGCTGGAATACATCCCAACTAAAGACGAATTCCACGCCCTGGACAACAAGGTCACAGGGCTGGTTGGTCAGGTGGATAGCGTGCATGGCCGTATGCGTTCTATTGAGGGCAAGCTGGATTTGCTGATTGAAAACGAATTAAGGGGAAACACCAATGCTCGGTAATTTAATGAAAGAACATCAGCGCTTAGTGGTGCTGCGGTTACTGGCCGAAGATACGGGCTATGACTTGAATGAGTCGATTTTGCACGACGGTATTAATGCCGTTGGCTTGAGTATCAGCCGTGACGGCCTGCGTGTTGAATTAGCCTGGCTAGAAGAGCAAGGTTTGATTGAGCTGAGTAAAGTGGGCTCTATTCAAATCGCCAAACTAACCCAGCGCGGATTAGATGCTGCGGAAGGCCGTGTCAAAATCCCAGGTATTAAGCGCCCAAGCCCAAACTAAAAAGGTGTGCCATGACGGACAAAGTAACCCGTGGCCGCCGCAGTAAAATCGACCTGCTTCCTGAAGAAATACGCCAGGAATTAGATTCAAAACTGCGTGATGGCCGCCTGACCCAGCAAGACGTTCTCGACTACATCAACGACCTGATAGACCAAAGCCAGCTCCCCCCAAAAGACAAAGAAGAGTTAAAGCTTTCTCGCTCAGGGTTAAACCGCTATGCCAGCCATTTAGAAACTATAGGCAAAGACTTACGGGAAATCCGCGAGGTCAGCAATGCGTTGGTGGCTCAGTTAGGTGATAAGCCAACTGGGGATGTTAGCCGGATGATTTTAGAGATAGGCCGCACTCAGTTGTTCAAAGCCATGATGACCAATTCCAGCAAAGAAGAAATGGACATTGGCATGATTAAAGACGCCATGCTTGCCGCTCAGCGCCTGGAAGCTGCCGCTATGCACAGTCACAAGCGTGAAAAAGAGATCCGCCAGTTGTTTGCAGAGGAAGTAGCTGCAGCGACTGAAAAAGTCGCTAAGTCTGCAGGCTTAACAGCGGATGGTGTGGCACTTCTGAAACGTGAAATTTTGGGGATCGCATGAAGTTAAAACAGGTTGCGCAGGTAGCCGTTGCTGCAGCGGCCATAGCGATGATGCCAGTGGCTCAGGCTATCCATGACTCTGTTCAACACCATGTCAGCACCCTTGTTCAGTTCAATCCCTCAGAGGTGCTACTGGGTTACCAGAAGCGCTGGATAGCAGACGAAAGTCCGTTAAAGATTGCTGAGAAAAGCCGTCGTACTGGCTTAACCTGGGCAGAGGCAGCAGATGCTGTTTTGTGCGCTTCTACGGCACGTAGTCACGGTGGCTGCAACCACTTCTATGTTGGTTCCAACAAAGAAATGGCGCGGGAGTTTATCGAAGCAGCGGCTATGTGGGCCAAAGCCTTTGATAAGGCCGCAGGCGAGGTTTCAGAGGAAGTCTTTGTCGATGAAGGGCAAGAAGGCAAAGAAATTCTGACCTTCGTCGTGCACTTCGCCAGTGGCTTTAAAATTCAGGCGTTAAGCTCTAACCCGTCCAACCTGCGCGGTATGCAGGGCAATGTGACTATTGACGAAGCAGCTTTCCATGACCGTCTGGCTGAAGTTTTAAAGGCTGCTTTGGCTCTGACCATGTGGGGCAGCAAGGTCCGTTTGATCAGCACCCATAATGGTACGGACAACCTATTTAACCAGTTGATCCAAGATAGTCGCGCAGGAAAAAAACGCTATTCAGTCCATACCATTACCCTTGATGACGCCTGTCGTGAAGGCTTGTATCAGCGTATTTGTCAGATCCGAAAACAGCCTTGGTCCATCGAAAAAGAAGAAGAGTGGAAAAACGGTTTACTGAAAGACACTGCCACTGAAGAAGATGCGTTAGAAGAATATTTCTGCGTGCCTAAAGCGGGCTCCGGTGTGTATGTAAAGCGGGTTCTGATTGAGCGCGCAATGGTCAAAGACCACAGCATTCCAATTGTGCGCTTTACCGCTCCCAAGGATTTTGAACTTCAGACCGAGACAGAACGCCAGCGCATCGTCAATGAATGGCTTGAGAATAATCTTCAGTTCTTACTTGAACAGCTGCCTAAAGAATGCCGCCATGTGTTTGGCGAAGACTTTGCCCGAAAGGGTGACTTATCGGTTTTTGTGCCTCTGACCATCAAGCCGGACTTAACTAAACGTGTGCCTTTTGTGGTGGAGCTATCCAACGCCACCTATGAAGCGCAGCGCCAAATCCTGATGTTTATCCTGGATAGATTACCGCGCTTTACCGCCGCCGCATTTGATAGCACAGGCAACGGCGGTTATTTGGCTGAAACAGCACGTCTTAAGTTCGGCACTGAAATGGTGGACTGCGTGATGCTGAGCCAAGCCTGGTATCGCGAGTGGATGCCAAAACTTAAAGCTGAGTTTGATGACGGCTTCATCGAAATACCGCGCCATCAGGACATCATCGACGACCTTTGCAAGATCCAAATGAAAAACGGTGTGCCGCAAATTGAGAAAGGATCCGGCAAAGGAGCCGATGGCCAGCAGCGTCACGGCGACTTTGCTGTCGCTTTGGCAATGGCTATTCGCGCCAGTTGGATGGAAGGCGGCGCTATCGACTTTACCCCAGTTACAGCACTTCACCAGGGCGATGAACCCTCTGCACATTCACACACTTCAGGATGTTGGTAATGCACCAGGATAAAAATGGCACTCTGTACCGAGTGCGCGAAAAAGAACTTGCCACAAAACAAACCGACAACAGTCCGCGCATTATTCAACTGCGCCGGGAGTTTGCGGAGCACCCAAGCCGAGGTTTAAACCCAGCTACCTTGGCGGCTATTTTGACGGATGCGGAACAAGGCAACCTGTTAGGTCAGTGTTACCTGGCGGAAGATATTGAAGAGAAAGACGGCCATATTCACGCCGAACTCTTTAAACGCCGCATGGCGTTGACCAGCGTGCCTTTTAGCATAGAACCGCCTCGCAACGCTTCGGCACAGGAGAAAAAAGACGCTGCAAATTATGCTGACATTTTTGCCGACATCCCTGATTTTGAGGATGTGATCTTCAATATGTCAGATGCCATTTTGAAGGGCTTTAGTAATATCGAATACTGTTGGGAAAGTTATAACAACTTTCGGATCCCAACCGCATTCGAACATCGTCTAGCCACCTGGTTTCAGCTATCACAGCACGATCAAAATCAACTGGTGCTTCGTAATGGCACTGCAGAAGGTGAAGAACTGCAGTCCTTTAACTGGATCCAACACCGTCATGCCTCTAAGAGTGGCTACGTAGCTCGAACTGGCTTAGTGCGGCAGTTAGCCTGGCCTTTTATCTTTAAAAACTATTCGGTTCGTGACCTGGCCGAGTTTTTAGAGATTTACGGCATCCCCATTCGGATTGGTAAATACCCATCAGGCGCGACGACAGATGAAAAAAACAAGCTGTTGCAGGCGGTATGGAGTGTTGGCCATAACAGCGCTGGCATTATGCCAAAAGGCATGGAAATGGAGTTTATCGAAGCGGCCAAAGGCGGTGGTGAGCCATTTATGACGATGGTGAGCTGGTGTGAACGGATCCAGTCCAAAGTTCTGCTGGGCCAGACATTGACCGCCCAGGTCGATAGCACCGGCAGCCAGGCACTGGGTAATGTGCATAATGAAGTCCGTTTGGATATTCGTGATCATGACTTGCGCCAAATCGCCAGCACTCTGAACAACCATGTGTTGTGGCCAATGCACATGCTAAACGGCAAGTCATATAACGGGGATCCTCGCCGTATGCCGCGCCTGGTGTTTGATACTCAAACGCCGGAGGATATTAAAACCTTCTCTGAAGCCCTGCCGAAGCTGGTTGGTGTGGGGATGAAAATTCCTGAAAGCTGGGCTCATACCAAATTGATGATCCCGCAGCCAGAGAATAACGAGCCGGTATTAGGTATTCCAACTGCCGCGCCTATTCAGTCAGTGAAGCCTGAACCCAAAGATAAAACCGCATCCTTACGTCTGGCATTGGCCTCACTCAAAGCCACCAATTCAGTCGAAGAGCCTGATACCGCGGATTTACTGGCTAAGCAGCTTAGGAGTAAAGCCGCTCCGGTGATGGCCAAGCTAATGAAACCTATTGAAGAACTGGTGCAAAACGCTTCCAGCCTGGAAGAGCTTATGCAGCAACTGCTGGAACTGGAGGGCAAACTGGATGACACAGAACTTCAGGAACTGTTGCAACTGGCATTGGCTGCTGCCGAGTTGGCAGGCCGTTACGACGTTGAGCAAGGTGACTAATGGCCATTGGCAAAGCGCAGTATGGTTCACTGCCCTTTAAAGAGGGCATCGCGTTTTTCAGGGCAAAGCTTAATTTACCTGGTGAACGCTGGACCGATGTATGGAAGGAGCAGCATGACACGGCCTTTACCGTTGCCGGAGCCATGACCACCAGTTTATTGGCGGATTTACGCAAAACCGTAGACTCAGCGATAGCCGAAGGTAAGAGTTTAAACTGGTTTAAACGTGAGTTTAAAAACATCGTAAAACGCACAGGCTGGGAGCATACCGGCGATGCCGCCTGGCGGGCTGGTGTGATTTACGACACGAACATGCGTCAAAGCTACAATGCCGGACGCTATCGACAGCTACAAAACTTTGAGTTCTGGCGCTACGTGCATGGTGATAGCCGCTCACCACGACCTGCACATTTAGCCAATCATAATAAAATACTACCCCGCACCAGTCCTTGGTGGGATGTGTGGTTTCCTCAAAATGGCTGGGGCTGTAAGTGCCGTGTGGTCGGTGAAACCAAGCAAAGCCTTGCACGGAAGAAACTGCAGGTATCACCAGAACCGGTGATTGAAATGCGCGAATGGGCCGATAAGAAAACTGGCGAAGTTCACTGGGTAGCCAAAGGTATTGATCCAGGCTTCGATTATGCACCAGGCAAAGTAAGTAGCAGCGAGATGGCCAAGCTGCAAGTAGCAGAGCAGCCGCCTTTGGCCGAGCGTTTACCAGAGCGTCTGGTGCCAACGGCCTTTAGCACAGTGCCTGGTGTGAACGTGCACCGGCTAAATGAAAAGCTGCAGGAGTTGATGGACACGTCTGCAGCACCAGAAGTAATCCAGCTCAGTGCTTTTATCAAAAAGCATGATGTGAAAACGCTGTTTATCAAACAAGCGGAAATGAACCCTAAAGCGGTTGCAGCCACCAAAATAGTGGCTGATGTACAAAGTTATGTGGGTAAACTGCCGGGTTATCACCCGATGTCGCTAATGACCATCAAAGGTTATTTAAATGCTGATGGTTTTACATCCAGAGTCTTTAACCATGTGGTTATAAAAACAAACACTGAAATGGCTTTAAGTCGCGCTGTGATTAATGAAATGCGCCGTAGTGTGGATGCAGTTGTGCTTTTAAAACAAAGCGGCCAGCCAGCGTTTACCCTCTCAGACTTTATTAAGCGCTTTAATACGAATGGGCAAGATGCTGCTATTCTGACAAACTGGCTACATGAAATAGGCCATCAGGTTCACTACAAAGCGGGTTTACCTTATAGCCGGTTGTACGACTGGTTAACCACCTACGGCCAAACCAATAGCAAAGAATGGCATGCAGAGTTGTTTGTAATGTGGGTATTAAATCGCAAAGCGTTAGAGTCCTGGAACAAGGACATTGCGCTATACTTCGATAACTTAATGAAACAGGTACTGCAGTAAATGGATATTTTAGACAAAGTCCAGCAGATGCTGGCTGATGGCACGTACCCTAAGCCGGAGCCAACACCATACAGCGATCAGGCGTTTGATGTGCTGAAGGCTGATTTATCCTTTGAGGAAAAGCTTAACCAAATTCGTGAGCTACAGAAGTTGGCCAATACCGCAGGTGGTGAAGATGCCAACCGCTTCGGTTGGGTAATCGAATCTATTTATGCTGATGCTACCGAAGAACAAATCAAATTGATGTACCAGGACGCTGAATAATGGCTGGCGCATTTATCCAGGTGAAGTTAAAAGGCCAAACAGAGCTGGTGGCCACGTTAAACCAACTCATAAAAAAAGGTGGCGACCTGACACCGGCTTTATCTCAAATTGGCGAATACCTGCTTGAATCACACCACGCCCGCTTTCAACTGGAAGTGGCACCGGATGGCACGCCTTGGGAGCCATTAGCCCCTGAAACGCTAAAACGTAAAAAAGGTGAAGACAGGATCCTGCAGGACAAAGGCTATTTGCGTGATCTGCTCAGTTATGAGGCATCCATCAACCAACTGCTTTTTGGCTCTAATCTGGAATATGCAGCGACTCATCAGTTTGGCCGTGAAGAGGACGGCATAGTTCAACGCGAGTTCCTGGGATTAACTTCTGGCCCTTGGAACGATGGCGACGAAATACTGGCAATTCTGCAAGAGCATTTGCAAACGAGTTAAAATCTCCAGAACGGTCTATAAGGGCTTGAATTGGTTTTATTGCGGTGTATGTATGGATTGAGCTGTATAAGGCGCTTCTTGGTCGATTTGAAGCGGCATTTAACGGTTATAGGGTGGCTTGCTGTTGATTTGTTTTCCTTTTTGAACAAATATGGGGGTGGATACTCCAAAAAAGGAACTTGAAATGGCAAGAAAAAGAAAGCTCTCCTTCGGCATCATCAATATTACGATGCACCCACACACACCAGAGCGCTACGTCGAACTTTTAAAAGCTGCAGACAAAAATAAGCTTTTAACCTCGCTGGGCCACAATCAGTCAGCATTAATAAACAATGTTGGTTTCATGAATGCGGGAGACAGAGCTCCTGACTCGCCAGTTCGGGGAACCTTGATCAAGTTTAACGATATTGACGTACAGGGCGCATGGTTTGACGTTGTTAATAACAAAGAGGCTGATGAGGCAGACATTGCCAAAGTGAGCATACCAGACCATCTGAAACCAAATATGATGAGTTTTGAGTTTGTTTTCTTTCCGAAAAAACATCTGCTGTTTTATGAGTGTTTTTACAAATCGAATAAACTATCACCGGCAATGGCAATGAAAGCGTTGAATGGAATTCTCAACAACCCATTATTGCAGGAAAGCTTTGGTGTTATCGAAATAACGCATGTGCCTGAGCAGGATGGACTGGATACCGCTCTGGCATCAAAGCGAATTAATAACCTTGTTCTTAGAATAACTCGTCCAAACGCAGATCATTTCTCCAAAATTGAACAGCAGTATCTGGCGAAAATGAACAAGCAGAACGTGGCTGAGATAATCGAGGAGCACAAAGCGGTGAAGGGTGAGTTTCTTGTGATTGATCAGGAAACGAAGAATAAGGCAAAAATAGCAGAATCCAATGGGTATGTTGAGATGAAAGGGCTGGATGGAGACAACAAGCCTGTGCATTACTCCACCTTGAGCCACCCGCGAGTTGAGACGGGTTACTACGACATCAATATAGATACACCACTGTCATTTTTATTTAAAATGGCGCGAGACATTATCAATAAAATGAAGAATTAGATATGAATGGCAAAGCGGAAAAGACAGCTGAGAGTCTGCCGGAATCAATTTATTTAAGGTACTGGAAGGCATATGGTGGGCTATGTGCATTAGTCACGAGCGGCTATTTTTGGACGTCTGTGGTCGTAACGCTGTGCCTTTTTAATTTGTGGACAAATCAGGGTTGGTGGGACCCTGTGTTGTCTATCATGCCTAACTTATTGGGGTTTTCGTTGGGTGGATTTGCGTTATGGCTAGCAATAGGTGATGACGGATTTAGAAAGGAGATATCCAGTAAGGACAACGAAGAGCAATACTCCATATACACCAGCATCAACGCGAGTTTTGTGCATTTTATTGTGCTTCAAATTTTAGCCATTACCTGCGCATTACTTGCGAAGTCTTTCGATTTCGTTCTGTCTGCTGACAGCTGGCCCGTCAAATATTATGCAGATGAATACTATGCTCTGTGTACAGTAGGGGCCTTTATTGGTTTTTTCTTGTTTGTGTACGCCTTGTTCTCTGCATTGGCAGCTACGATGGGCTTGTTTCAAATAACCTTTATGTACGAGCACTTTTTAAATGCCAAGAAAGATGACGAATGTCGATGTGAGAATAAAAAAACATAACTACCGCACTACCTGAAGGAGTGCGAGTCTACAAGTTACTAGCTTTAGCAAAACCCTTTAATCCACAAGTCTAAGTCCTATCCCCCAAAATCAGCCCAGTGAGTTTTTAACCCTGGGCTTTTATGTTTTCTACATCTGCTGTTGCCATTGCTGTTTTAAGTGCCACGACCACAGGCCAGATGGGCTTTGCTGTTTTAACTGGCGAGCTGAACGGGTCTGACGGTTGGGCGCAACTGCTGCCAGATGGCGAGTTCTGCGCTATTGATGGGCGTCCGCATGATGTTCCTGGTGGCAAATGGAAAATGAGTGCTGAGATAGCGGCCAGAGTCATTGCCAAAGCCAAGCTGCGTAAAACCGATTTTGTCATCGACTACGAACATCAAACCCTGAGTACAAAAGAAGGCATCAAAGCCCCAGCTAGTGGCTGGTGGAAAGGTGCGGATATGGAATACCGCGAAGGGCAAGGCTTGTTTATTCGTCCTGTCTGGACAGCTCCTGCTCAGGCACATATTGACGCCAAAGAATACCGCTATTTGTCCGCCGTGTTTCCTTACGACAAAGCTACAGGCGAAGTCATGGAAATCAATATGGCGGCCCTTACGAATTATCCAGGCGCTGACGGAATGGAGGCGCTGGCCTCTTTAGCTGCTCGGCACTACTCAACCACCAACCAAACCAACCAGGGAGTAACCCCTATGTCCGAAGCTATGAAAAAGCTGCTTGGGCTGCTTGGCATTACCGTTACCGACGGCAATGAACCCACTGCAGAACAAACAGCAGCAGCCACGGCAGCGCTGACCGCTTTAATGACCAAAGCCGCCAGTGCCGATGGCCTGCAGCAAGAAGTCGCCGCATTAAAAGCCGACACAGGCAATGTGGATTTAAGCAAGTTTGTACCTGCTGCCAACTACAACCAGGTGTTAACTGAGCTGGCAGCTTTAAAGGCGAGCAATGAGCAAATGACTGTTGGCCAACTTATCGAAAAGGCTGAGCAGGACGGCAAGATGATCATTGCCAGCGAAAAAGACTATCTGACCTCGTTAGGCAACCAAAGCATGGCGGCTTTAAAGGCGGTGTTAGATAGCCGTCCAGTGGTGGCGGCCTTAAAGGGCAAACAAACGACCACAACTACTAAATCACCGGATGCCGACGACAAGACAGCAGTTGCTGCCCTGACGGCTGATCAGAAAACCATAGCCGACCAAATGGGCGTGTCCCATGAAGATATGGCGAAGCAATTAGGAGCAAAAGCGTAATGGCTATTGTCAACTCAGCAACCTTAAACGCTCTGCGCGTTGCGTTTAATAAAGCCTTTGAAGATGGTAAAGCCAAGGCAAAGCCTCAGTACACTGCTGTTGCTACCGTAGTGCCATCCAGTGCAAAGAGCAACACCTATGGCTGGTTAGGCCAGTGGCCGCGTTTTCGTGAGTGGGTGGGTGATCGTGTTCTGAATTCGATGAAAGAACACAGTTACGCCATCACCAACAAAGACTTTGAAAGCACTGTGGTGGTGGACCGTAACGACATAGAAGACGACACTATAGGCGTCTACAGCCCTATGTTTAACGAAATGGGCTATGCCTCGGACGTTTTCCCGGATGAACTGGTATTCCCGCTGTTAAATGCTGGCTTTACCACTTTGTGTTACGACGGCCAGTACTTCTTTGACACCGACCACCCCGTCAATGCCAAAGTGGATGGCTCTGGTGCTGTGACGTCAGTGTCCAATGCGATCATTGACGCTGGTTACACAGGGCAGCCCTGGTTCTTGCTGGATGTGAGCCGTTCCTTAAAACCTCTGATTTATCAGGACCGCAAAAAACCACAGTTTGTGGCGATGGATAACCCGAATGATGAGCAGGTGTTTACCAAGAAGGAATTCCGCTATGGCGTAGATCTTCGAGCCAATGCGGGTTACGGCTTCTGGCAAATGGCAGTAGGTGTCAAGAAAACTCTCGGTTATCAAACGCTGTGGGATGCAATTGGCATGATGAAAGGCTTTAAAGCCGATGGTGGCCGTCCATTAGGTCTGGGCAAAGGAAAGTTGTTGCTGGTGGTGCCTTCAAGCATGGAGCAATTGGCCATGCAGCTTAAAGAGCGCGAAAACATCAACGACGGTACTGGCGCGACAGTTAGTAATGAGCTGCGCAACAAGTTTGACGTTCTGGTCGCTGACTTCCTGTAACCATTAACCGCCAGGCAATCGTTTTGCCTGGCGAGGAGAACCCCATGACTCAAGTTTTAAAAGTCTTACTGGTGACAGCGGTGGCGGAAAGTTTTCGTCGCGCTGGATTTGGATTTACCAACAAAGGCACCGCCCTGCTGCGCGAACAGTTCTCTGATGAGCAGTACCAGCAAATCGTCAATGAGCCACGTTTGTCCCTACGTGAAGTTACTGCGGACCAGATACCTGCAGGCGCTCATCTTGCGTACACGGATGCAATGGCAGCCGCGCAAGCGGCGCAAGCTGGTGGCCAGCAAGACGAAGACTTTCAGACCGTAGGCACCTTGGCTGAAGCTTTTGCACTGTTGGACCCTAGTAATCCCGACCACTTCACCAGTGGTAATAAACCGCAACTGGATCCGTTGAGCAAACTGTTAGGCCGTCCTGTGACTGCAGCAGAGCGTGACACTGCCTTTGCTGAGTTTAAAGCCCAAGCGGCTCAATAAACGGAGCGCCCAGTAATGAGTTATTGCGACCTGCCCCAACTCAAAACGCGATTCGGTGCTGACGAAATCAATCAACTGATTGACCCCGACGGTACTGGCGTGAACGAGTCGATTGCCCTGGCAGAACTGGATTCAGCCAGTGCACTGATAGATAGCTATCTGGCAGGTCGCTACCCATTACCTCTGGCCGTGGTGCCAGTCGTTCTCAATGGTGTGTGTGCTGACATCACCCGTTACAACCTCTATCGCAATGCAGTGCCTGAGCTGGTGAAAGATAAATACTTGGCGGCGATGAAGTACTTGCGCGATGTGGCAGACGGTAAGGCAACCCTGGGACTGAGCAGTGAGCAGCAAGCGCCTGATACGGAAGCGGCCATCGAAATTAAAAGCGGTGGCAATGTTTGGCACCGTGATGCAAGCAAAGGATTTATCTGATGCTGTTGCCTATTGAGCAACTGTTAAAGGCATACCAGGAAGAAGGTAAAGCAGCGTTTCCAGTCGTTGGCAGTGCCTTCAGTGTCGCTCTGGCCATGAAAGATGGTTTGAGCAAACCGCGCCAGGCCTACGTGGTGCCTTTACCCTCCAGCTACCAGCCCGGCACTAAGGATTTGGGGCCACTGCTGCAGACAGGCCAATTTGAGTTTGGCGTGGTGGTAGGGGCCAAGTTGATTGACGACCCCAGAGGCGAAAAAGGCAACAAGGTCATGGACGAGCTGAGCAAGTCGGTGATTGCAGCGCTAATGGGTAGGCAGCCTTCAGAGTATGCAGAACGCATAGAACTGAGCCGGATTGACCCGATTGGTATCAAGGAAAACGCCATTTGGATTTTATACCGCTTTAAAACAATGGTGCGCGTGCACCAGGGAGCTTAAGCAATGAGTACCAAAAAACATACCGGTGGCAGTCGCTTCTTAATTGATGGCAAAGAAGTCACTAAAGATGAATACCTGGCAGCGAAAGCGAAGGCCAAAGCAGCAAAGCCTGTCGCTAAAGCACCTGCCCAAGACAAAGGGAGTAATGGCTAATGTCATTATCAGATAAAGAAGAGTTTATTTTATTCCAGCTCAATCCTGGTGCTTATGGCTCAGCGCAGGCGTTAACGGCTGTTCATGCAATTCCGGCAGCAGATTTGAATTACTCGCCTGAACTGCAGACTGAGCAAACCAACGAATCCAAAGGGTTTGATGGTGCGTCGGCGGCAAAAATTGTCGGCGGTTATCAACAAATCACCTTTAAGTGCTATTTGCGTGGTTCTGCAGATAGCGAACCTGATACGCCTCCTGTTTATGGACCGCTGTTAAGAGCTGCTGGCCATCGTCAGGATATCACTCTGACAGAAGTTACTTACAGCCCTGTCAGTGAAGCGCTGGAGCACGGCACCTTGTGGTACTACGTGGGTGGTGTGAATGGCGTCCTGCACAAGCTCACTGGCGTTCGTATGTCTTGTAAGTTTATGGCCAAAGTCGGCGGATTAGCCTATTGGGAATTTACTGCAATGGGCCTGGACAACGATCCAGTTCCTGCCGGTGCTTATCCTGACGTGGATTGGTCAGGCTTAACAGTTCCACTGCATACCGCCGCAAATAATGTGCAAACCATGACACTGTTTGGTGCAGCTGTTGGTATGTCCACTTTAACCATTACACCTGGTTTTACTGTGGGCCACATGCACGTGACCAATCAGGAAGAAATCGTGAAGACCGATGTGGGGGGCAGCGTGGATATATCCATTGTTGAGCCAGATCCAACTGTCATCAACTACTGGACTAAGGCCAAAGCCGGTGATCAAGGCGCACTGGTATTTCAGCAAGGTAAAACTGCGTCGGTTGGTGAAATTTTCCTGGCTGACATTCCAAACCTGCAGCTGGCCACAGCGCCAAGCCGCCAAAAACGGGATGGCCGTTTGTACCTCGACCTGAAGCTGACCATTGTGCCGTTGACCAAAAATAGCGGACATACCTTCGTCACCAAGTAAATAACCGAGACATGGATGTCCACTCCTTTAAATCATTTTTAAACCCCGTTTAAACAGAGGTAACTATGAGTATCAAAATTAAAGTATCTGCATTAAAAGACCGCCGCTTCAAAGCTCCGGTCACTGCATTGTTAGCCAGTGATGAGCTGAATGCTGACGGTACACTGAAAAAAGACCACCTGAAGTTTGTTGGTGTGTTCCGCAGTTTGCCAGATGAGGAAGTGCGAGCGCATGTCGCACGAATAGAAGCATTGCGTAAGTCTGCCACCACTACGCACGATCAAGTGATTGATGAAACCCGCAATCAAATCAAAAAGTACCTGGTTGCTGTTGAGAAGCACCCATCCTGCGACTACCCGTTTTTAGGTGATGATGGCCAACCAAGAGAGAGTTCTCCTGAACTTATCGACGATCTGATCTCCATCAAAGAAATTCGTGATGCAGTCGAAGACGCCTACAAGAACGCCCGTGACAGCGATGTATTAGCAAAAAACTAGCAGACGTAGCCGCCTGGTGGGCCGGAGGGGCAACCAATAAAAGCGAAGCGGTAAAAGAGCGCATGCAGCAGTTGGGAGCGCCTCAGGCTTTGATTGACCAGGTAGTTACAAAAGAAAGTGGTCCGCCAGAAGTGCAGCCAGCTAACCAAATCACTGCCCAGGTCTTTTTCGCGTGTGCTACGCAGTGGGTTTACGCCGGAATGGCCGGAGTACGCACCGGCCTCAATTATCCGGCAGTTGAAATCAGGGCATCAAAAATGCCGGACTATCACCAGTTAAGCATGGAAGACCAAAACTGGGTATGGGAAGGACTGCAGCGCATGGAAGCTGCGGCGCTGAATGTGTGGAACAGCAAGGACTAACGTTTAAAGAGCCATACCAGGAAGGCGGCCACACACAGCGCAATCACAACAACCAACGCAATTAATAAATTCATATCAGTACCAGAAACGGGATTTTTTCCAGTATGAGTGACCTGACCTTAGCGATCAAGTTAACAACCGAAGGCGGCCAGGTGGTCGTTAAAGACTTATCGACTATTGTTCAAAGCAGCAACAAGGCGGCAGATGCTCTTTCGAGTATCAGCACCGCTGGCAATGCTGCAGGGCGCGGTTTGGATAACACGTCAGACAGCAGCGAAGTACTGGAAAAGAACCTGAAAGAACAGAACCAAGCGCTGCAAAAAGTGATGACAGACTTGCAACGCACCGCTACCGCCAGCATCAGCACAGGCCGAGGTTTTGATGCAGCATCACTTGGTAGCAAATCACTATCTAATACCCTGAAGCAGAACGACACTGATTTAACTCATGTCAGAAACAACATGCTGACCTTAGTTGGCGTGAGCGCTGCTTTATATGCGGGTATGGCCGCTTTTGGTCAGGTAAGGGGTTTAGCCCAGCAAGCGGATGACTTTAACGTTCTGCAGCAACGTATCAAAACAGCGACTAAAGATACCGGCGATTACAACCTGGTCAGCGCTGAAATGTATGCTATTGCCCAGGAGAACGGTGCGGCATTAGCACCAACGGTTGAACTGTTTCAGCGCTTAAGCTCCAGTCGTAAAGACTTAAAAGCCACTAACGAGCAGATGCTGGACTTTACCGATACCGTACAAAAGCTCGGTGTGATTGGTGGCTCAAGCACTCAGGCGATGGAAAACGGCCTGATGCAATTGAGTCAGGGCTTATCGGGCGGTGTATTACGGGCAGAAGAATTTAACTCCATTTTAGAAAACATCCCTGAGCTGGCAGTTCGTATTGGTAAAGGGATGGATGATATTGGCAAGTCTGACAATGAGCTTGGCCTTGGCGACCTTCGCAAATTAGTGCTGGAAGGCAAACTGCTTTCTGATGATGTGTTGAAATCTATCCTTTCTCAACTACCCGAAATATCGAAAGAATTTGCTGATATGCCTGTGAGTATGGGGCGTGCCAGTGTGATGGTTGATAATGCAATCTCTGCCGCACTGGCGCGATTAGATGAGGCTTCAGGGGTAACAACAGTTTGGGCCGACACGTTAGTCAGCATCAGTGAAACCTTAGATGATATGGACGCTACAGAACTAAATAATTCTGTAGCTGCATTGCTGGCTATTGCGGGTGGTGGTGCTGCGTTGATGATCCTTAGCAAATACGGCATCGGCTTAGCCAGTGTTGGCGCAGGGTATCAGGCTTTAACTGCATGGATCAGTAGTTACCGAACTGTGCAAGTTGCTACGACGGCAACAGTCTACAATGCCGCTACCATGACCAACTTGACTGTAGCGTCGAATATGGCTGCGGCACGGTCTTTCAATATTCTCTCCGCCAGTGCCGGAGCTGCTCGCGGTGCGTTGGCTCTAATTGGCGGTCCTGTTGGCTTAGCTGCCTTGGCCGCTTGGGGCATTTACGAGTTTGCTAACAGTTCTACAGAGGCGGAAGAAAAAGCCGAGTTGATGGCCAAAGCCTTGGGTGATGTAGGCACTGGTTTTGATGAAGTAAGCAAAAAGAATGCTGCTGCAAAAATTACGGAGAATTTAGGCAAGCTATCAACAGTTAATGCAGACCTTGCCAGCTTAGAAAGCAAGTTAGCCTCTACTAAACGTCAGATGGATGCGCTTGGAACTCCACGCTCTGAGACTCAATGGCGTCAATATGATTTAGGTGTTCAAAAGTTAAGTGTTTTAGAAAACAAAATTAAAGCGACTAAGCAGCAACAACAAATTTTGATAGATGCCAACAATCAGTTAGAGCTGGTTGCAAATCCTGTAAAGCCTAGCGGTGATGATAACAAGACTAAGGCCGACGCTTTAAACGAATCCCTATTGAAGCTCTATAACACTCAAATGCTCAATGCTCAGGCTGTTGATGCTCAGGGCCGCGCTTTAAACGGTGTTGATTTAGAGCTGTTCAAAGCCAAATTTACCGAAGCAACAAAGCTACCTGCTGACGCAGAGGCTGCAATTCGCTCCTGGATGAAATCTGCCGAAGCTGCGGCTCAACTCGCCACCAATGACAAGTACTTAGTTGGTCTGACCGAAGAAGTACGCCTGCAGCAAATTCGCCTGCAGTTGGGTGAACAAGAGTACGAGCTGGCCAAAGCCATATCCAGCCAAAAAATCACCGATCCAAAACAGTTGGCCACGTTAAAACAACAACTGGCACTGCAACAACAAATTAGCCAGGTGAAAACTGAGGATGATGCTTTAAAGGCACTGGAACAAGAAAACGATTTGTTGCAAATTCGCCTGGATAAAGGTGAGGCCGAGTACGAACTGCAGAAAATGGTCCGTCAGTTAAAAGTCACGGATCCGGCTACAATTGCCCTGCTGGATTTAGAAATAGACCGTCAGCGTAAGCTCAACGAGCAGTTGGACGTGCGCAAGTACTTAACCGATGGCACTTATGACGATGTGCTGGATGGTCTGACTCAAATTGGTGATGTGGGTGGGGCCGCAGGCAATGCCCTAGTTGATGCCTTTGGCTCCGTTGCAGACCAGTTCGCTAATATGGCTGAGCAGCAGGACGAATTTACGAAGAAGTTTATTACTCTGTCCGAAGCCCGAAAAAAAGCAGAGAAGGAAACTAACCCAGCACTGCGCACCAAAGCCCTGGAAAAAGCCGATGCTGTAGAGCGCTCTTTGATGGAAGACCAATTGCGCATGCAGATTGGTGGTTATGCAACACTGACCAGCGCTGCCAGCAAAATGTTTAGCGAAAACAGCAAAGGCCGCCAGGTATTGCACCGGATGGAAACCACCTTTGCTGCCATTGAAACAGCCCTTGCACTCAAAAAAGCCGCTGCCAATGCGTTAACTGCCATCACAAATCAGGGCGGTGGTGATCCTTATTCTGCATTCGCCAGGATTGCGGCAATGGCTGCATTGATGGCTGGTCTTGGCGTATTCAGCGGAAGTACTTCAAGTGGTACAAGTGCTACAAGTCGCCAGGAATCCCAAGGCACTGGCACTATCCTTGGTGACAGCAGCGCAAAATCCAATTCTATTGCCAACAGCCTGGAACGTATTGAATCTTTGGAACTGGATCAATACTCAGAGCTACGTTCAATTAATGCCTCTATCCGGTCTTTAAATGCCGGTATTGCCAAACTGGCCGTAAATCTTGTAGCAAGTTATGGCCGCTTTGATGAAGGTAATTACCAGGGGGAACTTGGCAAAGATTATAAAGTGCAGTTGGGAAGTACTGCCGGTGCTTTAGTACTGGGTGGTGTGATTGGTGCTGCAGTTGACAATATGCTTGGCGGCTTGCTTTCTGGCATTACAAACAAAGTGCTTGGCGGCTTATTTGGCTCGACCAAAAAAGAGCTGGTAGACAGCGGTATTAGCTTTGCCGCACAGGAACTGGGAGACATCTTAGCCACTGGTCTGGTCGATGCCACTCTGTACGACGTGATTAAAACGACTAAAAAGAAAGCCTTTGGTTTATCTAAGTCTACCCGCGAAAACACCGAGTACCGCACTCTTGATGAGGAAATCCGTGCCGAGTTTGGCCGTGTGTTTTCTTACATCGGCAATTCAGTCACTGATGCAGTAAAACTGCTGGGCCTGACTACCACCAAAGACTTAGAAGACTTTGTGATCAAGTTGCCTAACGTGTCTTTTAAAGACCTGTCTGGCGATGAAATAGAAAAAGAGCTGCAAGCCATATTTAGCCAACAAGGCGACCTAATGGCCAAGTACCTTATACCAGGCATTGCTGAATACCAGGCAATGGGTGAAGGGCTTTACGATACGTTAATTCGGGTTGCCCAGGAGCAAGCTGTTTTTAACTCATCATTAGATGCTTTGGGCTTGCAGCTATCTCGTTTTGCTGGCGTAACTAAAGCGGTAGAAGTGGACGTAGCGCAGGCGCTGATAGAGCTGATGGGCGGCATTGAAGAGTTTACCAGTGCCACCAGCAGCTACTTTGAAGAGTTTTACAGCGAAGCCGAGCAGCAAGCTTACCTGGCGAAGCTTGTTAGCGATCAATTTAAATCGCTGAATGTCGCTTTGCCTGCATCCCGCGAAGGTTTTAAAGACTTAATCGATGGCATCGATATCACCACTGAATCTGGCCAGCAGCTATTTGCCGCGCTGATGAAATTAATTGACCCGCTGGATCAATTGTATGACGCCGCAGAAGAGGCCGCTAAAGCAGCCGCAAAAGCCGCCGAAGAAGAGAAAAAGCTGGCAGCAGAGCGCAGTAAATACAACGCATCAGTGCGTAGTGATATTCAGCGCATGGGCATGAGCCCGCTGCAGATTGCTCTGGACGATATTAATAAGTGGTATGTAGATGCAACTAAAGAAGCGAAAGAGCTGGGTGCAGATACTGGGCTGCTGACCAGCTTGTACAACAAAAAACGCGAAGCTCTGGCCACAGAATACGTCTCCAAATCCATCCAGTCGGCTGAAGCAGCCATGACGTCCCTGGTTGCTGACTATCAGCGCACTGTTGAGCAGCTGGGCCAGACGCTGGCGTCAGTGTTGGACAGCATTGCTGGCATGTCCGACACCATCCGCGGTGACATTTTAAACATCCGTAAAACGCTGCCGGAATTTGATGGCGTAGCTTATTACAGTGGTGAAGTGGCCAGCCTGTCTGCCCAGCTTGGCACCGGCACTGCAACAGCTCAGTTAGATATTATCGGCAGGTTAAAAGCGGCGATGCTTGAGCGCTATAACGCCGAGCTGGCAGCAATCGGCACTAATATGGACGCGCTGCAGGCTGAGCAAGATGCGAAGCAGGAACTTTATGAAACTCAGCTTGAGCAGTTTGAGTCACTAAAAGACGCTGCGCTTAGCCTGAAAAATGCGGCTGCATCACTCCTCTATAGCGACCTCAGCACCCTGACTGCAGGCGAACGTTTGCAGCAGTTGCAAAGCCAGTACAACACTGCAGTTACTAAGGCCCGTGGTGGTGATGCTGAAGCTTATGCCCAAGTGCAAAGTCTGGGCGAGCAGCTGCTGCAAATGAGCAAAGACTATAACCCCGCAACGTACAGCGGAGTTTTCGACTCTGTACTTGCGGTATTCAACGAGCTTGGCAGTAAAGAGTTTGCAGCCCCAACAGAGCCAGCCCCGCATCCAGCTGTTACAGCGTTTGAGGCCGAAAAAATCGCCCTGGCTCGGCAGACTATTGCGCAGCTGGAGGCGCTAACGGGCCGAACCGAGTCATTAAACGCAGTGGCCAACGCTGAGTACACAGCTGCGATTGATGCACTCAAAGCACAGTTCTCTGCAGATGCTGCCGGTATCACAACCACACTGCAAACCGAGCTGGCTGCAGTTCGTGCTGTGATGCCAGCGGAAACAGACCGTGTAGTTGCTAAGCTGCAAGAGTCCATAGACGCAATTTTTAATATGAGAGACGGTGTTGTCGGTGCAATTAAAGTGATCCCAACGCCGCCGCCAATTGATTGGGGTCCAATCAGGGATCCAATAATCCAATTACCACCCAAGTTAGATCGTATTTGGGAGCCGCTGCCGCATTTGCCGCCATATTTACAGAACATAGAGACTAGTGTGCGTGATGTATCTCGCGATCAAATATTCACGCTACAAAAAATGGAAGATACGCTTCATAACAGCAACCTAAGCCTTGCAACAATAGCCAGAGCCGACTTTGTCACTAAACCGCTGATTATCCCACCAGCTCAGGTTGAAGTGAACGTTGATATGGTGTCAGTGGTAAATGAGTTGCGTGCTGTTCAGCAAAAGCAGCAACAGCAAATTGAGCAGCAAGCAGCGATAGGTAATGCAACAACATCGAAGTTGGCTGAAGTCGTTGATTCAAACAAAAAGCTGCAAACCGAGCTGGCCGAGTTCTCTGGCCAAGCCATCGCATTGGCGAGGGTTAGCTGATGACCTTTTTAAGCTGGTTAGAAGCCCAGGGTAATTTCCGGTGCGTGCTGATAGAGCTGGATTACAAGGACGCTGGAGTGATGAAAACGGCGTATTTAAGCAACGCAGCTTTTGTATCAGCGGCAACAGATTTACCCGCGCACACTGCATACGACCCCTTTGTGATTGGCTCTGTGCAGTTTGAACGCTCATTAAACGAAGTATTTACAGGTAGCAGTATCAGCAAAACCTCAGATATAGAGTTGATTTATCACCCGCTGACCCTGGAGCTTTTAACTAAAGCAGTTTACGGCCAATCTGTCCGTATTTACCTGGGTGATAAAAGCTGGCCAAAGTCAGAATTTGTACAAATCATCGCTGGCCTGTGCGACGGCGTGATGCCAGAGCAAACAAAAGTTCGTCTTAAATTCCGTGATGCGGCTGACTCGTTAAAAACGCAACTACTCACGGAACGCTATGCCAGTGGCACTGCTGCAGGCCAGCTTAAGCCGCTTTGTCTGGGACGATGCTTCAATATTGCTCCGGTACTGATAGATGCGGCAACTCACACCTATCAGTTTAGCCAGGGCGTAAGCCAGGCTGTAACAGCGGTACGTTTTAACGGCGCTGTTGTGCCTGACACGTATTACACCGTAGAACTAGCGGACAGCACCATTACATTTACTACATTTCCCACTGGCGATGTAACGATGGACGTTGATGGCCTGGTTATAGGTTTAACCTGGCTGCAAACAGCAACCGACTTCATTGGCTACATTGCATCTGTGCGTGGGCTAACAGTGGATTGCAGCAGTCTCAGTGATTATCTGCTGGGGCTATATCTAACAACTGATGTAACCGCAGATCAGGTATTAGATGAAATCTGTGCCAGCATTGGTGGGTACTGGTTTTTTGACAGACTAGGTCATTTTAAAGTCCGTGCGTTTAACGGAGTGCAGGGACTGGCTGATGCGTTTCTGACGAAAGACCAAACCGTCGCTAATACGTTAAAAGTCCGCAGGGTTATCAACCCACTGCACAGCCTGACACTGGGTTACAAGCGTAACTGGACGCCGCTCAGCAACATTGCGGCACTCGTGCATGAAACCACTCCCGCGACAGCAGCCGAACTTGCAGCGGACGGCAAAACTGTGACGCTCACTCAGTCCTCGGTCCTGGACAATTACCCGCAGGCCGAAAGCATAAAAAGCAACACGCTACTAGTAACAGAAGCAGACGCAACAACAGAGTCATACCGACGCCTGGCGTTAGCTGCAATTCCAAGGTTTGTCTACGAGTTGCAGCAGCTCACAGCTCCATTCGCCTGGCAAATCGGTGCATCTGCATATCTTGAATCTGCTGGAATTAATGGTGACCGGGCGGTCATAACAAAACTAATAGAGGCCCCTATAAATGGCACCTGCACTGTGGAGTACTGGCAATGAATAAAATCAGGATGCTGGTAGTGAACGACTTTGATGAATCAACAGTGACGCTGGATACAGGTACTGAAGTACCCTCGCTACCGTGTGAAAACCTCAAAATTTACAACAACAGCCGAATTTTTCGTGTGACTTCCACCGAGTTTGTGCTGACCGGTAACTTTAATAACATCCGGTTAATTAATGCCCTAGTGCTGTGGCGTCACAACTGGACAGCTGCGGCAAAATTTCGTTTGGAGCTGTTTGGAAGTGTAGATCAAACAGGCGGCACATTGTTCGACAGCGGCTGGATTGATGCATTACCTCAGGTGACCTATGGAGAGTGGGACTGGCGTTTACAGCCTGTTGTGAGTTCGCTGCTGGACGGCTGGGCCACAAAATACAGTCAGCTTTGGTTTGGTGACGTATTTGCCAGCTCCTACCGATTAACTGTGCAAGACCCGCTGAACGAATCTGGCCAGCTGGATTTAACACGCATTTATATGGGCAGACATTACTCGCCCGAGGTCAATTTTTCCTGGGGCAGCACCTTCGCATTTGGCAGCAACGAAACCCAGCAGCGCACTGACGACGGTGGCCTGTTCAGCAACGCAACTGCAGCCTGGCGCAAAGTTAGCTTTTCGCTTGCCTATATAAATGAAGAGGACAGGCCTGGGCTGATTGCTGCTATACGGCATGCAAAGCTTAGCCGCGACTGGTTTATCAGCCTGTATCCAGAAGAAGGTACCCATAAGGAAATTGAACACTCGTTTGCCTGCAAATTCACTGCTTTGCCACCCGTTACATCAACCAGTTTCAACAACTTCAGCACTGCTGTGTCTGTGGAGGAATGCTAAATGATTATAGAAAAATTGCCGGTGCCGGAATTTGAGTTACTGACAGAGGATGTCGGCTCAGAGTTTCAGGAGAAAATGAATGCGGCAATGTTGGGGGTAAAAAACGCGATTATTGCGTTCAACGCCCAGATTGATGCCAACGAAACATCAACCGATCGTGTCAGCCAGATGAATTCATTGATCCAGCAGGTTGAGCTGGATAGCAACAACGCAATAGTTCAGGTTCTGACAAGCACCGATGCTGAAGTAGAAGTTGAATTTGGCGGGCAGACGCAACTTGTAGTGCCGTATGGGTATTTGCGCGAGCAAGTGGAGGGGAGTATTGATAGTGCCTTTGCATATGCTCAGTCATCGGCGGCAAGTGCAGCTGCTTCAGGGACATTAGCTAAGTTTTATCCGACAGTTGAAGCTGGATTGGCAGCGGTTGGTGAAGGCGATTATTTTCAGGTACCAGCAACTACCGCGACAGAGTTTACGATTGTTTATCAGAAAGTAGGTAGTGTAGCCATAGAGAAAAAACGGTCACCGTCAGGTGTCGCAATAACTGCGTTAGTGAATAGCATGGAGGAGTTAGCCACCGCAGCGCCACTCGTTAAAGATTGGCTTGATATTACGTTAGATAAAGACGGTTTGTTTGTAAGTGGCCGGAAAAAAGACTTGTCGTTTTGGGAGTGTCGGGCTGGAGAGTTGGTAAAAATTGCGGCTTTAGAATTTGACCCAGCGGATTTAAGTTTGCAGCTGCCGAACTGGAACTTTTTAGATACTTTTGTCCCTTTAGTTTCTGATTGGAGCGAACTCTATGTTGATAAGCTAGGCAACTTTGTAAAAGGTATCAAGCGTGATGGGTCTATTTACGAATCCAGAGAGGGGATCCTCGTTAATGTCGCTTCAAAAACGTTTTCAAAATTAACGGTTACGGATGACTTAGAGCTACCTCTATGGAGTTTTTTAGATACTTCAGTTCCTCTTGTCTCTGATTGGCATGAACTCCACGTAGATAAATTGGGGAACATCGTTAAAGGAATAAAGAGCGACGGATCAGTTTATGTCGCCAAAGAAGGCGCTCTGCAGCCACTGACGCCGACTGATGCTTCAAGTGTTCAAGGTTTACAGTCCTATTTATATAGCTATTTAGATGGAACCGCATTAAACGCAGATTCAAACATTGACTATCTCATTATGATAAACGGCCAAAGCTGGGCGGAAGGGGGTAAGTCTGGTTTCGTATCAGATGCAACAGTGACCATAAATCCTGAACATCCGGGTTTTGCGTTAATGTTTGATGCAGGAGTGAAACCTGCCGGAGCTCCAGTTAGTAGTTTTGTTGACTTAAAAGAGACTGAAAATTATTGGAGTTATGAGACTCCGGCAAGTGGTATTGCGGATGTTTTAATGTCGCGATTAAGCGCAAAGTTTGATAGAAAACCTCGCATAATTTTCGCATCCGCAGCAATGGGTGGCCAAGCATACCTTGATTCTAGGACGCCAACTTCAGGGTTGAAACGGGGGACAAGTACCTATTCAGAAAGCTTGCGCCTGGTTGATAGGGCAAGAAATATAAGTAGTTTGCAAGGTCGCAAACTTGTTGTATTGGCTCAGGTCATAATTCACGGCGAGCAGGACTTCACTAATGCAACTTCAAAAGCTTTTTATATGAGAGCTCTTGAACAGTGGCAATCTGATTTTGAAGAAGATTGTCAGGCTATCACAGGGCAGCGAACTCACGTAAAGGCATATGTTACACAAGTTAATCGGGGTGGTGCTGCCATTGGGAGTCCGGCGCAAGTCGCTTTGGCTCAGTTAGCAGTGGAAGATCGCAATTCGAAAATCAGGTGCTGCGGTCCGCTTTATCAGGCACCTGGCGGGACTGATGGTGCACATTTGCGCGCAGTCGGATATCGGATGATTGGGCGGCTTGTTGGTCACTTTATTTATAGTGATGGATTTGGTCCATATGCACAACCATTGCGGGTTATCGACTACTGGTGGGCCAGTTCAACAACCGTTCACTTGCAATACAGCATGCCGGTGTTTATTGAGACTTCTGATGAGTTGGTAACAGTGTCCACATTAGGTGCTGATAAAGGCATCAAATTTACTGATGGTTCAGCCATTCCGCCAACGGTTATAAACGTTGAAGTTTCATCAAGTGCTTCCAATCAAATTATTGTCACTTTGTCAGCGGTACCAACTGGCAAAAATCCTCGACTTTACATAGCAGCTCATCGCGCTGGCGGCGGTGGAAGTGGCTCTATAAATGGTGCGCGTTCTGCTATCCGCTCGGTTAGTCCTTTTGATTCAGACACATTAACAGGCATCACACAGTATTTCTGGGCATGCCAAGAACAAATTAACTTAACAATCTAAGAGGTTTTATATGCCAACCGTAATCCGTAAGTTACCAATTGTTATTCCTGGCGCAGTAGCCGCTAATTTGGCACCTAGTGCTCTGGAAATCGAAATTTTTAAAGATGCGCGTTTGTCCCACTGGTGGCGTGCAGCCGATGGTTTCGGCGATCCAGGTTGGGAGTGCAGAAAAACAGGTATCATACTGATGCCTGCGCGTTCAAATTTGCCTACAAAGATTTCTTTGCCAGCCTACAACAATAACGATGTTCTGGCGTTTGGTTCTGGCCTAACTAATGGTGAAATGTTTGGCGGGACTAATAACATATTGCCTGTTGGAGCTGATTTTACTGTGATAGTTGTAGGCAGTAACTCTTCTGCCGATAACGCGTTTTTGATAAATAATGGGTTAGCTAATAGCGACCCTAATGCAACTTACGTACAAATGGGTTCTTCTGGTTCAACATCGTTCCGGGTCGGCTCGAGCAGCGCAATTAGCTCAACCACAGGACAAACTCCGCTTGCCCCTTTTACAGACCCTCATGTGGCTATATACAGCATGGCTGACAGTTCTAATTCAGCACAAATACGCATCGATAAAGGTGAGTTTCTTTATCAGAACAATGCAGCCGCTAACTCAAATACAAATGGCCAGTTGCGGATAGGAGCTGGAGTAACTAGCACGGGGGCGCAGACTGGATCATTCGATAACGGACATCTTGCCGAGCTGTTCATATTGAATGTTGCTGCTCATTTGCCAGCAAATGCAGATTTAGTCACAAAAATAGAATCTTACTTAAGCAATCGATACGGGCTGGCATAG